TGGCAACTGGTGGAGATCGACGAGGTCATGGTCGGCGGCCTGCAGCTGGTCGAGGCCGTCGGCGCCACCTGGCCGGCCGGCACCCGCCTGTACCCACTTCGCCGCGCCCGCCTGGGCAGCAGCTCGTCCATCACCGTGGTGACGGACAACGTGGACCGGCCGCGCCTGTCCTTCGAGATCGCCGAGCCTTGCTATTGGCCCGGCGAACTGCCCGCCACCACCTACCTCGGCCACCCGGCCCTGGATCTGCGCCCGGACTTCGGCGACGACGGCGAGGTGCAGTACCCCCGCCAGCTCGACACCCAGGACAACGGCACCTCGCTGCCGTTCACCGTCGACCTAACCGGCCTGTCGTTTCGCGGCTGGCGCGCAGCCTGGGAGCTGTGGGGCCGATCCCAGCAGGACGCCTTCCGTCGCCTCCTGTACGGCCTGAACGGCCGCCAGGTGCCGCTGTGGGTGCCCACCTGGCAGCAGGATCTGCGCTTGGCCGCCAACCTGGGCGCCTCGGCCACCCAGATGACTGTGGAGTGGGCCGGCTACACCCAGTTCGGCCGCCAGCAGCCCAACCGCCGTGACATCGCGATCGAGCTGCACGGCGGCACCGTGTACCGCCGGCGCATCACCTCCTCCAGCGAGGCCGGCTCCACCGAGCAGCTCACCCTCTCCAGTGCCTTGGGCGAGGGCATCACCCCGGGCCAGGTGCGCCGCATCAGCTACCTGTGCCTGTGCACGTTGGCCAGCGACCAGATCGACATCGAGCACCACACCGACAGCGACGGCCGCGCCCACGCCATCACTCCGTGGGAGGCGGTGCTGCCGGATGTTTGACACCGTCGAGCTGAGCCGCTTCAGCGGAAAGCCCATCCACCTGTTCGTGATCCGCCGGCAGGGCCTCACGCTGCGTTATGCAAGTGGCGATCGCGACGTCGTGGTGGGCGAGCACACCTATGTCGGTGCCAACATCTCCCGGGGCGAGATCCGCCAGGGTGCCGAGAGCGCGAAGGACAAGCTGAAGATCACTTTTCCCTGCGCCCTCAACCCCGCCGCCCCCGAGTTCCCTTCCACCCAGACCCTGGCCAACCTCTGTCGCCCGTACCTTCCCAGCGACCCGATCTCGGTGGTCTGCCTGGCCACGCATTACGGCGACACCGATCCGCCGATCGTCGAGTGGATGGGCGTGGCCACGCAGCCTTCGTTCACCGACACCGAGTGCGAGCTCACTTGCGAGCCCAATCCCGGCGGCACCGCCGTTAACCAGGGCATGACGTGGCAGCGCACCTGCCCGAAGGCTGCGTACTCCACCGGCCCGCGCGGCTGCAATCTGGATCCGGAGGATTTCAAGGTGCCGGCCGAGCTGACCGACGTCGCTGGCCTGACACTCAAGGCTGCCGAGTTCGCCACCGCGCCGCTCAACCTGGAGGGTGGCGAATGGGTATGGACTCGCCTGGTTGACGGCGTTCCCATCGAGGAGAGCCGCTTCATCATGCGCCACGCCGGCGACACCATCCAGGTGCTCAACGGCGGCTACGGGCTTGAAGAAGGCCTTACCGGCTATGCACTGCCCAACTGCCCGGGCACCTGGGCCGCCTGCGGTGCTCGCCGCGAAGACCCGCAGCTTCACTACGGCGGAGCCATCTACGAGCCGATCAAGAATCCGCACGACGGAGTGTCGATGTCATGGGGCTGATCGTTCGCCTCCGCTACGTCTACGACGATCGCATGTGGCGCCTGCGCTACTGGTGGCTGGACACGCGCCAGGGCGAGATTGCACACGTGGGCCTCTTCGTCTTCTCACTGCTGGTGCTGATCGGCCAGATGGTGCGCCTGGCCGTGGCCGCGCTGGTGCCGCCGCCGCCGGACGAGCCGGTCAAGGCCGTGTACTGGTGGGTCGTGCAGTTGGTGATCCTGGTCGTGTCGGCCGCGATCACCTACGCGCTGCGGCCCAAGACCGAACCGCCGAAGCCGATGGAAGGCGACGCGCCAGTGAGTGAGGACGGTACCGCGGTCACCGACTACTTCGGCACCTGCTGGATCGACGACCCGTTCGTGCTGGCCTGGAAGATGACCGGCACCGACCCGATCCGCACGAAGGGAGGCAAGAAGTGATCGTCACCTTCGCCCACCTGCGCACGATTCCGCACTTCAAGGCCTCGCCGGGATTCTGCCGGTCGCACTCGGCCGCGTTCTTCCGCAAGCACGGTCTGGACTGGCGCCAGTTCGTTCGCCACGGCATCGAAGCGTCGAAGCTGGAGGCCACCGGCGACGGCCTGGCGCTGGAGCTGGTGGCCTGGGCGCGCAAGTGCCAGGAGGGCGCGCAGCATGGGTAAGAGCAGCAGCGCGATCGTCGGCTACCACTACAAGCCAGCGTTCCAGCACGGCCTTTGCCGCGGCATGATCAACGCGCTGCTGGCTTGGCGCGTGGCCGACCTGCCGGCCTGGGAGGGCGAGCTAACCGCCAGTGGCACGATCCGGGTCAACGCCCCCGGCCTGTTCGGCGGTGAGCGCGACCAGGGCGGCGTTGACGGCTCGCTGGACGCGATGTTCGGCGACGACGATCAAGAGCCCAACCCCTACCTTGTGGCCACGTTCGGCGACCAGACTGTGGCCTGGCGCGGGCTGTGTACCGTCGCCTGGAAGGGCGGCCGATTCGGTGCGATGAATCCCTATGCGCAGAAGTCCGCGTACATGATCCGGAAGACCTCGGCCGGCTGGGACGCGCCAGGTTGCTGGTACCCGGAGAAGGTGGACATCCTGATGTTCGAGTCCACCACTGATCTGCTGCCGTGGATCGATGATCACGATCCTCGGAATCCGGACAATCGTCATCAATATCGGGTCTGGACCAACCCTAACCAGCCGGACAATAGCCTGCCGTGGCGCGACTCGCTGGAAGAAGCCATCGCGGAGGGCAAGGTTCCGGAGGACACGACGGCTGATTTCAGCCTGCAATTTGCCTGGTCGTTCGATATGTGGCGGATCAGTCGCGTGTTGGATATCGAACCCGGTGATGCCGACTCCCTTTTTTTGCATTTCAATCGCTATACACGCGCAGGTCTCGGGTGGGTTCCATATGCCGACGATGGCGGTCGTTCGGAGCTGTTGTGCGCAGAGCTTCACTGGCTCGGAATGACGCCTGGACCGGAGAGGAAGTATTGGACGGGACTGAATCTTGACGGTGAGCCTGCGACAACAGAGGGCTGGAGCTGGGGTGGCTTCTATCGGCTGCTGCCCAACACCGCGTTTGGCCCCGCCCTTGCGCCAGGTGAGGAGTTACGAAACCACTGCGTTATGCCCCAGGAGCCTTATCCGAGCTATATATATCCTCCAGTTGATGGCTATTTCCCAGTTTCTGCCGTAACTCGCGATCGACATGTCGAGGTTCGTCGGGTGCCGACGACGACCACGCTGATCGGGATCAATCCCGCACATCTGCTGTACTACGTCAACACCGACAGCGAGTACGGCCGCGAGCCGCGGGCCAACATCAACGAAGAGAGCCTGATCGCGGCCGCCGACCGCCTCTACGAGGAAGGCTTCGGTATCTGCACGTCCTACAACCACGCAAAGGAGTCGGTGAAGGACTTCAACCAGCGCATCTGTCGTTTGATCGGTGGCAGCTTCGAGCGCAGCGTGACGGATGGCCAGTGGTACCTGGACCTGGCGCGCGGCGACTACGACATCGACGCGCTGCCGATCCTCACCGACGACGACATCCTCAATTTCAAAGAGATGCCGACCACGCTGGAAGGCGTGGTCAACAGCGTCTCGGTGCGCTACTTCGATCCGCTGCGAAAGGAGTCGATCGTAACGCCAGCGGTGCGCGCGTTGGGGCTGATCCGCGCGTTCGGCGAGAACCACGTCACGCTGGAATTTCCCGAGATCCCCAACAATACCCTGGCCGTACGCGTGGCTGCGCGCGAGCTGGATGCGTACATCACGCCGAAGCGGACGTTCGAGCTTGCGACCAAGCGCAAGCCCTATGCCTGGCGCACCAACCAGTACTTCCGGCTGCAGACGCCTAAGCGCGGCATCGCCAACATGGTGTGCATCCTGGGCGAGAAGAGCTCGGGCACCCTACGCAGTGGCGCCATCCAGATCAGGGCCACCCAGGACGTCTACTCGCTGCCGTCGACCTCCTACGTCGAGGTGGAGCCCGGCGTGGACACGCGCCCACCGACGCAGGCAGTGCGCATCGCAAACGCAGCCGTGTTCGAGGCCCCGTTCGTCGAAGTGGCGCAGCGCCTGAGCCGCGCCGACCTAGCCGCACTACCGCCAGAGGTCGGATACGCGATCGCCGTGGCCACCGATCCGGCCACCAGCCGCGATTTTACGGCCCGAGCGATCACCGACGGCGGTGAGCTGGACCTGGGCATCGGAGAGTGGTGCCCGACGGCGCGGATCGAGGAAGCCGTGGAGCTTGGGACCGGCCCGTTCACGCTCATCGATGGCGTCGGCCTGGCTAGCGTCTCGGTGGGCTCGCCCGTGCTGGTGGGCAACGAGCTGTGTCGGGTGGACAGCCTCGACCCGCTGACATTGGGCCGCGGCTGCGGCGACACTGTATCTGTATCCCATGCTGCCGGCACACGCATTTGGTTCTACGACGACACCTACGCCGGCGGCACGACTGAATTCACTGACGGCGAGACCATCAATGTCCGCCTACTGACCAATACCTGGTCGGCGCAGTCCGCTCCGACATCCAGTCCGGCGCTCGAACTCGAGTTCGTCGGCCGCCTGGCCAGGCCCTATCCGCCCGCCAAGCTACGCATCGCTGGTGAAGCCGCGCCCGAGGTCGTCGAGGGCGCGTTCACGGTCACCTGGGTCCACCGGGACCGCTTGGTGCAAGCTGACGTGCTGGTCGACCAGGAGATGGCTGGCATCGGCCCGCCGACGGACGTTCGCATCGGGCTGCGCTTGTCCGGTCTGATCGATGGGGATGCGGTTCTGCTGGTGGAGCGCCAGGACATTGCGGGCACTACCGCGACTGTCGAGCTCGACTTCGAGGGTGTGGTCATCCTGGAGCTCTATAGCATCAGCGACATCGACGAGAGCCTGCAGCGGCATGAGCGCACGTTCGACTACACGCCGCCGCCGGTGATCTCCGGCAGCAGCATCGACGCGGCCACCTGGACGCCGGTCACCACGGTGATCGATGGCGGCGAGGTGGCGCCATGAGCTACAACGTCGAGCTCCTGCGTTACCTGGTCCGCGGCGGAACGGCCGCCAACCTGGCCGCCGTCAACGAAATCCCGCTGGTCCGCGAACTGGTGATCGAGCGCGACACCTTGCGGATGAAACTGGGCGACGGCGTTACGTCGTACAACGCTCTGCAGTACTTCGATCGCACGTTGTTGTTGAACGGCGATGCGGGCGCTGTTGGACAAGTGCCAATTTCAGCGGGGCCTGGAGAGCCGACGGTATGGGGACCGCCCGGCGCGGCGGTACGTGCGTCCATCACGATTGGCGACGGCGACAGCACGCTGGCGACAGGGCGCACCGCGCTGCTGCTGGCGATCGAGTGCACCGAGCCCGCACGCATCCGCTTGTACGGCACGGCCGCGGCACGGTCAGCCGACGCTGCACGATCGGCCGGCACCGCACCCCCGCAGGGCGCCGGCCTGCTGCTGGAGTTCATCGCTACTGCCGAGCTGCTCGGCGCGCCGCTCACCCCAGCGATCATCGCCGCGAATCTGGATGATCCGACTGCCGGCGTGATCTATACGTCCGTGGAATCGGTCAGCGCGCCGGCCGATGTGACTTTCATCTATTTACCTCAGGAGGCCTGATCATGGCGTGGACCGTACTCGATGAAAACACAGCCGGCGCGCCTACATTGCTCGCGGTCAACGGTTCGCTCAACACACTGCTGCGGTGGGCGCTTCCGCTGCTTGGGTGGTCAACGGAATTCGGTGCTACCGGCAATGACAGTGTCTTCCGTGCGGCCTCTGGCAATCGCCATCGGTTGCACGTGCGGCACAACAGCGCGGT